TTGAATAAATCAAAACCTACATCTGATCCTATTGCCATGCTATTAGGTAATCCTGTTAAATAAGGCCAATTCCATAGTGCTATGGAAGTAATAGCTCCGATCCAGAAGGATAGGCACATGGGGCACTTAATAAACTTGTAACCCCATTCTGATCGAGCCTTTACCCATTCTCTTAGTGGTTGGAATATCTTTCCAACCGAGATAGTGGCTGCGATCCCGTAACAGAACAGTATAAACATTAGTAGTACATTCATTAGATTTTCTCCGGTAGTTGGTACATCTTGATAAACGCTTCACGGTTCTTATGCCATGAATCGCGTCCTGCTAATTCTCCCATTGATTCGTGTCTGATTAGGAATGGGAGTGTTTTGTTGTGTAGACCTAGCTTATGAGCTTGCATTGTGTAGTAGAGGTCGTAGAAGTCCCAAAGACCTTCAAATGTATCTGGTCTAGATATATTGATCTTTTTTAGGGTTTCGTACTTAGCAGCTAGGAACAGGCCATCTAGCACTACTACTCTACGGTACTCACCATAATAGGTGGTGTGGTAATCAAATTTCTTACCATGGAATACGAATCCGCTGTGGTGTCCTTGTTGCCATCTAGCATGATCCCACCATACAGAATCTTGTCCTAGAAGCGTAGTTCCAGCAGGCCCAGCAAACCCAATCTGATCGTTATGAGCAATAAGATTCAGTTGTTGTTTAAAATGTTCAGGCTTGTTAATTATTTCTATATCATCATGACATAAAATAACTACATCGTTAGGCTGAGGGTTTTTCTCCTGAATTAAATTTAAACCTTGCTCATAAGCACTAAATATAGACTTTTTATTGGGTAATAATATTACTTCTATACCTATACTAGCTAAATAAGATAGTAGATCTTTAGTTATTTGTTTAAGTTCATTACTTTTAGTAGGTATTAAAGCAAAGTAATTTATTTTATTCATATATCCTATTATAGTAATGGAGAGTTAAAATTAATTATGTTACCGGAACCAAAAAAGAAATCTTGGAAAGACATGACGAAAGAAGAGCTTAAGGAAGAATTCTTTAAGTGTAAGAACGATGTTAAGTATTTTATCCGTAACTATATTAAAGTTGAACACCAGCTACTAGGTTTAATTAATTTTGATTTGTTCCCATTCCAAGAGCGGATTATTGATGATCTAGAATCTAACCGATTTAATTTCCTTCGCAAGTTTAGACAGGCTGGCTGTACTACGATTGGGTGTGCTTATATCATGCACATGGCAGTATTCCAAAAGAATAAGACTATTACTATTCTTTCTATTGGTGATACTGAATCAATTGAAATCTTGTCTAGAATTAAAATTATGTATGATGAGCTTCCACCTTGGATGCAACCCAAGATTATTCGTGGTGGAGACAACAAGCACACATTAGAGTTATCAAACGGTAATAAAATTAAAGCTCGTCCGGCTAAAAAGACATCAGGCCGTTCACTAGCTTCTTATTTCTTGATGATCGACGAGGCGGCATTCATTGAACACATTGATGACATTTGGGCAGCAGTTTATCCAATCATTTCTACAGGTGGTCGTGTATTTGTGTTATCTACCGTTAATGGTATGGGTAATTGGTATTTTAATACTTATCAGGAAGCTAGAGCGGGACGAAATGAATTCAATCTCATAGATATTGACTGGTGGGAGCATCCTCAATATAAGTACAATGAAAAGTATGAGTGGTTGTACGAGTTCATCCGTGAGAAGGATAAGAAGTATGATGTTAACCGATTTGAGGAAGTTACCAAGAAGAACATTGGCCTCAAGCGTTGGAGACAGGAATACGAGAAGGAATTCCTAGGTACAGGTGCGACATATATCGACGGTGAGTCTTTACAATTTTTACACGAGAATATTAAACATAATTATGATACAAAATATCAGGGGCGCATGCGCGTATGGAAAGAGCCTGTTCCATACCATGAGTATGTTATGGGTGTTGACACTGCTCTCGGACGAGAGTTAGATTATTCTTCATTTGTTATTATCAATGCATACAATGGCGAACAAGTAGCAGAGTTTTATTCTAATAAGACTCCAATCAATGAGTTTGCGGAGATCATTGCGAGAGAGGGTATTTACTACAATGTGTGTAAAATTGTACCGGAACGCAATGGTATCGGAGCAAACTTAGTTACAGAATTGTTTGAACGCCAAGAATACGAGAATTTGTGGTTGGATGATCGTAGTGAACTAGGAATTAATATTACATCCACAAACAATCAAGTTTATCTTTCTAATATGGAAGAAGCTATTAGAAACAGAAAGATAACTATTAACTCAGATAGACTTGTAAAAGAATTACTCGCTTTCGAAATTAACGAGAACGGGAAGGTAGAAGCAGCGAAAGGCCATCATGATGATTTGATTTCTGCATTAAAGTTAGCAGTTATTGGCTATACCGAAATAGCTAAGACTGCTCCGAATATGATGATGCAGAACAGAACTAATGCTCCTGAACCACTAACTATGGACAACAGAAGAGCCTTTGCAGCCAATACATACAAAAATATACCAATGGAGGAAGTTAAATGGATTCTAGGGAAAGACAAATAAACGAAATGGGTGAGACAGCGTTCGGTAATCCGAACTCTACAGCAGCAGCAACTCCTTGGTTTAATCCATTGGGTGTGTTTGGTAAGTGGTGGACTCGTTATTTTGCTACTAAAGCACAGCCTTCGGTAGCTCAACAGAGCACAAATGAGCCTACACCAATTCACCCAATGGCTGGTGATACAATCGTCAATCCTGAGGTTGTATACCAAAGACCGGGTGCATCTCCGACAATAATTAGACAGCCGTTCATTCCTGAATTGGAAATGAATCGTAAGAACAGATATGCTCAGTTTGAATCAATGGATGAGTATCCTGAGGTCGGAGCAGCGTTTGATATTTACGCAGACGATTGCACTCAAAGAGATACTCACAACAGAAGATGGGCGGTTACAGCTAACTCTCAAATAACCATTAAAAAAGTAGAAAAGTTATTTGAAACCATTAAACTAGATCGTTATTATTGGGATATTACCCGTAACATGGTTAAGTACGGGGACTGCTTCATAGAACTTGTAATGGATTTGAACAATCCAAAAGCAGGCATTCAAAGAGTAAAGATCCTAAACCCAAACTATTTAATCCGTGTTGAGAACGAATACGGATACTTAACAGACTTCTTACAAGAGATTCCACAGAAGAACATGGGATCATGGAACTCTTTTGGTTATCAGTCAACCACCATGGAGAAGAGTTCTTATATTGGTTTAGATAAGAATCAATTAGTTCACTTCCGTCTTCATACCTCAGATCCTAAGTACTATCCTTACGGTAAATCTATTGCTGCGTTTGCAATTCGCGTGTTCCGTTCCTTAAAACTAATGGAAGACGCAATGTTAATTTATCGACTCTCGCGTGCGCCCGAGCGCAGAATCTTCTATGTAAATGTTGGAAGTCTTCCTACGGGTAAGGCTGAAGCATTCATGGAGAAGCTCAAGCAAAAGTTTAAGAAGGAAAAGTTCTTTGATTCTCAGACGGGTAATATCAATGAGAAGTTGAATCCCATGTCCTTAGACGAAGACTACTTCGTTCCTCACCGTGGCAACAATGAGACCAAGATTGAAACCTTGCCCGGAGCACAGAACTTGGATAAGGTTGATGATGTTAAGTACTTTAGAGACAAGCTCTTAGCATGTCTAAAAATCCCCAAGGACTATGTTGTTGAGACAGATAAGTCTCCTGAACGCAAGGCTAACCTATCCCAACTAGATGTTAAGTTTGCTCGCGTCATCATGCGCGTGCAGCATGAAGTTGAGATTGGGTTAGAAACTATTGCCAAGAGACACTTAGCAATATTAGGACTTCCTCAGTCTGAAATAAACTCTGTAAAGGTTAATCTGCCTGATCCATCAGATATGTTTACCAAGCGTAGACTAGATGTGGATGAACAAAAACTTAGAGTAGTTCAGGCTGCTAAAGGCTTGGCTTTATTCTCAGATTCTTACATTTACAAAGAATACTTTGATATGACTGAGAAGGAAATAAAGCAAATGAAGGACGAGTTGCAGGAGCAGCAGGCACAAATGATGGAGCAACAAATGCAACAACAAGCAGCCATGCAACCTCCGATGCCCGGTGGAGCACCCCCACCTCCGGGAGCAGCAGGTGGAGAGATGCCTCCTGATGGATCTATGCCTCCAAATGGGATAGAGGGACAGGAAAATATGCCACCAACATCACCTCCGCAGGAGTCCTTAGATTTGCTACAAGACATTAAAAATCAAAACATTTTAAATGAAAATGTAGGAAAAGCATTAGTTTTTGACAGAATTATCAAAAAATATAACACAAAATTAAAAAATATAGATAAATAGTGAACTATATATAATTTGACAGATTATTATTACTTAGGAGTATTTATGTTTGAGAATTTATTTGAGAACCGCAACAGAACCGTTTCAGATTTAATTAAGTTAGGTGATTATTTAGGTCGTTCCTTACGGGAGAATGTCTCCATTTTTAAGATAGATGTGGAAGAGAAGAGTGTCTGTTATGTAACCGAATCTAACAAGGTTATCGCAGGTACTTACGATTTATCCGAAGGATTAAGACTTGAAGACATCGTAGTAGAGGATGTTGCTGAGTTCTTGGATGAAGCTAGATTTGATTCCCTCGTAGATAATAAAATATCTGGATTCGTAAAAAATATATACGAAGACTCTCACAAGCAAGCCAAGTCATCTTTTGATGACTTGCTTTATTTATGGGAATCAAGATTAAAGTTCAAGAACATAAAGAATAAGCTAGAGGAGAAAACTCTTAAGTTCAATGAATCATCACAGATCATAGGAACTAAAGAGTTTGATAACTTCTTAGAAATTGCACCACATTTAGTTGCATACTTAAGAGAAAACAAGAGCAAGATTTCAAAGATATCAGAAATAAGAAGTGCGGTTCGTCTATCTCAAACAATCTCAGAAGCCTTTGATATTCCTAAACTAAGTTACGAAGAATTAGTAGAAGACAGTTCATACTCAGTAAATCAGACAAGCGAAACCTCAATCTATGAGATGATTTGCCGTCATGAATTGATCAAGAAGGAATTGTTAGAGCACAAGGCTAATTTTGATACCGTTTGGGCATCAAATCAGAAAATTCAGAACCTTGCGGGTTTAATTTACTCAGACGAAGATACCATTCAGCGTGCGCTCGTGGAAGCTGTCAAGCAGGTTCCATATATTTCTTTAGCTAGTAAGAAGCAGCTAACTGAAACATTTAAGAATGCACTAAACCTCAACAAGGTAAAAGACATTAGCATAGCAGATATCCAAAACTTTGCATCAGCCATATTCGAAATGAAAAAGCCAATCAAAGCAGAATTTATTTCTCATTTGAATGAGCGTTATGGCATCAATGTTCAAAACTTAAAAGATCCTGCTACATTTAAGAGCTTGTTAAATACACAAGTTGAAATATTTGAAACTCTTGCCAAGATCTCTCCCAAGAAGTCAGTTCTTCGTGATGTATTGATGGACCTAGCAGAATCACTAACCAAGAAGAATGGCGTGGAAGCTATTGATTGTAACGAAGTTATTCAAGAGGTTTTCATCGCTGCTGGATATGACGATCTAATCATCAACGAGAGCTTGAATAACTATTTGGATTTTGAGAAGATAGCTTCCGATTTGGATAAGGTCGGTGGTATCCTTAGAATGATCAAGGGTTCAGGCGCAGCCGCAGGACAACCTGCTGCAATGGGTGGAATGCCACAAGCTGCTCAGGGTATGCCTGAACCAGAGGGTGAGGATATGGAAGGAAATGAAGACCCTGATGTGCCACAACCAGCTTCCGGCATGGAAGATGATGATGTCCCAGCACAACCTCTAACACCTGAAGACGCAGAAGAAATGCCACCTGAAATGGCAGGAGCAGAAGGTGAAGAGGGTATGGAAGATATGGAAGCTGGAGAAGTTGAACCTTCAGAAGAAGAAGTTCTAGGTAAGATGAAAGAACTAGAAGATTTGATTTCTTCTCTAAAGATGCAAATCGGCGGTGAGGGAGAAGAAGATGGTGATGATATAGATGCAGAACAAGAAGCTCTCGAAGATGAAGAAGAAGATTTAGAGAGTGAACATGATGATCTACATGATCAAGAAGATGAAGTAGAGCAAGAAGAATCAGAACTAGACGCAGAACAGGATGATTTAGAAGACGAAGAAGATGAAATGAAAAAAGGTCGTTGATACTAAGGTGTATGAATGGCTGATTTCCTCCCAATAAAACTTGGTAAAAATGCAAATGGTTCTGTAACCCATTTGCAGGAAATCTCATTATCTGACAAGATTCCAGAGTCTTATTTACAAGTTTCATCAAATACAGTAGCAAAATGGAATGCTAGCTCTATTCAGGGTGTACTAGTTTCTTCTCTATCTCCCGAGCAGGGGCACACTTTAGTTTACTCTTCTTCTGTTAGTGCTTGGGTTCCATCTACATTATCTGTTGATGCACAAACAGTATCTTTAACCCAGATAGGTAATTCAGGAAACACTGGAGTTGTTTTAGATCCTAGTGCTCAACAGGTTAGGCAAATCTTTGTTAGTAATGACGGGGTACTACTTTCAGTTAGTAGTACAAGTGCAATGCCTCCGGGAAGTTTTTATGTTGCATCTGGAACTGGACTAGTTCCCGCATTCCTCCCAGATTCATTATTAAGATTCTTTGGTGCAAATGGTAGTTATCCAACCAAAGCTCCACCAGCAGAAGTAGCAAAGAATGGTGGTGAAGTTCTTTATTACGATATAACAAATAACAGGTATACTAATACTGGTGATTTAAAAATAATAGGAACAAATAGTTTACAAGCAATTAATGTTTCTGCTACCAATGTTTCTGCAACAAATTATTTAAACATTGGAAATACTACTGCAAAATGGAATGCTTCTGCTTTACAGGGATCGCCAGTATCGGCTAATTTAACACCTGCCGTTAATCAATATTTAGTTTATGATGGATCTGTATGGACTGCATCTAGTATTGTTACAGACCATGGAGCCTTAACTGGATTAGCAGATAATGATCACCCTCAATATGTTTTATCATCAACTAACAGTTCATTAAGTTCACTTGTAGATAATCACATTGCAAGCGCGTCTGTACACTTCACACAAGCACAAATTGATCACGGAAGCATATTAGGTCTTAACGATAACGATCACCCACAGTATGTGCTTTCTGCAACTAATAGTGCATTAAGCTCTACAGTTTCCAATCACATTGCTTCTAGTACAGTACACTTTACACAAGCACAAATTGATCACGGTGTAATACTAGGATTAGCCGATAACGACCACCCTCAGTATGTATTGTCATCAACTAATAGTTCATTAAGCTCACTTGTAGATAATCACATTGCGAGTGCATCAGTACACTTTACTCAAGCGCAAATTGATCACGGCGGTATACTAGGATTAGCAGATAATGATCACCCTCAGTATGTTCTATCTGCGACTAACAGCGCGTTAAGTTCATTAGTAACAAATCACATAGCTAGCGCATCTGTTCACTTTACACAAGCAGAAATTGATCACGGAGTAATATTAGGTCTAGGTGACAATGATCACCCACAATATGTGCTTTCTGCAACTAATAGTGCATTAAGCTCGTTGGTCAATAATCACATTGCTTCTGCTGTTCACTGGGATTTGGCAACACTAAATGCAAATTATATTAATGCCTCTGGTGACTCGGCCAATGCAGCGTTTTACTTCCAAACTGTTAGTGCAGCAACAGTTTCAGCGACAAATTACAGAAACATCAGACCTTATGTATCAGCAGTTGATAGTGCAACAACAACTACAGTAAATATAAACGGTGGTTTCGATACATTTTTAGTTAACACAACTACAACATCAGTAACACTATATCTTCCTGATGCATCTGCGTTCCCTGATAAAAAAATAACAGTATCTAAGGTTGATGATGGTGGATCTTATAGATCAGTTACATTGTCAGGTGCAACATTACAAACTGCGACAAATACAGTTCGTTTGTACGATCCAACAGAGTCTGTTACTGTAATATCTAACGGAACTAATTGGTATTCTTTAGATTATGACAGAGCTTATGGTGTTGTAGTAGTAGCCAAAAATAGCACTGGATCTACATTAGCTAAGGGAACTCCTGTAAGAGTAACCGGAGCTACAGGTGACAATGTTTTAATCGGAGCAGTATCAGCAGCTAATAACCATGTGCCTGAAGCTCCAAACGGTAGTCTGTCTAAGTGTATTGGTGTAGTAGAACATAGCATTCCAAATGGTGAATTCGGCCATGTTCTTACTAAGGGAACACTATACAAATTTGATACAAATGCATTTAATGAAGGAGATCAACTATATTTAGCTCCAAGTGGTGGATTCACTAATGTAAAACCTTCTTCTCCATATGATGAAGTATTCTTAGGTATTGTAACTAGAAAACAAGCTATAAATGGTTCTATTCTGATAGATGTAGAAAATCCAATACATGTTAATGATATTGCTGGATTTGATTTAACTTCAAGTTTACTTAATGGTGATTTGATTAGTTACAGCACAGCTACAAGTACATTTACAAATGTGCAAGCTGTCAATGTCTCTGGTCAAGGTAAGTTTGGATCTGTATCAGCTACGAGTTACTTAAATCTACCATCTGGTATAGCTATTTGGAATGCTAATAAATTACAAGGGTATGATATATCCGCAGTAGCTCCATCTAATGATCAAGTTTTAAAATATAATTCCACACTTAGTGCTTGGGTTCCCGGAACAGATAATACAGGTGGTGGAGGTGGTGGAATAGCAGACGCATCCTCTCTAAGAGGATCACCATTATCAGCTACATTAGTTCCTACAGCAGGACAAGCACTAATGTACAATGGTTCTGTTTGGACTGCATCTGCTGCATTGTTTGCATACACTTATGGTAGTGGTGTTCCCACGGGTGGGTCAGATGGTGATATTTACTTACAAACAGATGTAGTAGCTTTACAAGTTCCATCTGTATCTGCAACTAATTATTACAACTTACCATCAGGAACTTTGGTCTGGACTTATGCTACTAGTGCAACATCTGCCTTGTACGCTACAAATGCAACAAGTGCTACATTAGCCTATCAAGCTACAAGCGCAACGCTAGCTTTGAATGCAACAAGTGCTACCTCTGCACTAAATGCAAGACAAGCTCCTGCTGGGTTTGATGTGACAGGTATGTTAACTGCTGCTAGTGGTGATGTAAGCTCAACACGACTAACAGATTATTCAGAAAAGAAATCAGCACCTACAATATCGTCAAGTGCTCTTACTCTTGATCTTACTAACTCTCAAGTGTTTACAGTATCACTTAACTCTAACATCAGCACTCTAACGATAAGCAATCCCGATCCTAGAACTAATACAGCACAAGGCTTTACATTAATTTTAACTGCTGATGGCACAGCAAGAACTATTTCTTGGCCTGCATCTGTAAAATGGCCTAGTGGTACAGGACCAACTTTAACTAGCACAAACAATAAAGTAGATATACTAAGTTTCTTATCACCTGATAACGGAACAACTTGGTACGGATTTACAGGAGGTCAAAACTTCTAATGTTTGGTGGAATGGCGTATAAGATTGGAGTACTAGCTAAGAAAGCTACTGGTGGAGGTGGTGGTGATGTAACTCCTAATACTATGGTTTTTGGAGATACTTTAGGACCTAGCCCTACTGATTCTAATTTAGTAACCGTAACAGGAATAAATACCACTATAAGTTTAACTGTAAATTTTAGTTTTGAGGTCGGTTCATTTTACTATATTTTAAATGGAGGACCAGAAGTAAATACAAATACACAAAGTACATTCTCAGTACAAAACAATGATACTCTTAAATTTAGATTTTATACTGGATTGGGTGGTGGTGTATCATACCAAGTAATAAATAATTCTGATGGTGGAGCTACAGTTGGAACTGGTAGTATATATATTGACTAATAACCTATATAATATAAAGGATTAAATTATGGCAGATAATATTGGATACACACCGGGAACAGGAGCCACAATCGCAGCAGATGAGATTGGTGGTGTACTGCATCAACGAGTTAAAATAGGCATAGGAGCAGACGGCACTGCTACTGATATATCAACATCTAATCCTATGCCAGCAACCCTAACCGCTCCTATAGCAGTTAGTTCTACTACAGGAACGGTAACTACACAAGAAACAGGAGAGCTTGTAGAGGCAATAGAAGCTCTTCGGATGGCTGTCCAATCTTTAAATAGAACTGTTGGACAAGTTCTACCTGATTCTACAGGTAGAATGAGAGTTAACATTGAAACGGGATCCAATGTGGCAATAACTTCATTACCAACTTTGAGCACAGTAACCACCGTGGGTACTGTAACAACTGTAGCCACAACAACAAACCAAACTCAAATGGGTGGTATTATAGCAGTAGATCAAGTGCCTGCTTTAATGTGCATTGCAGCACAAGGATTAAGAAGAAATATAACGGTGACATGATATGACAACAACTAATGGAAATAGAAAAATATTGGACATGAAGAGATGGGAGTTCTGTACTCCCGCGCCCGTGGCTACTGCTGCTGGATCTTTGATTGCTTCATCAAGACACCACAACCAAAGACAACTTTATTGGGTTAACGGTACTACTTTGTATTTGTACAACCCATATGAAGATGGTTATGTTGCTCTTGCTAACCCGTCTTTTGGTGGCACATTCGGTGCTGGATCAGTAGCAACTTGTGCGGCATGGTCAACAGGAACAACTACAGCCGCCGCATCTCTTACTGCAACTGCGGGAACTACAACATCAATAACCACTAACCAAACATTGGCTAGAGATATGAAGGGTTATTGTGTTCAATTTATCACAGGAACCAATGCAGGTAAAATAAAAGAGATTGCATACAACACAATAGGATCTAACGCTGTAATAACTTTTGTTGGAGCAGAAGCATCTCCATTTGATAACACTTCTGTTTATAGATTATTAACACCTAAGTGGTTCTTATTAATTGCAGGTACAGCAGCAGCTACCACATTTAAATCTTATGATTTAGCCACTAACTCATATCAATCACTAGCTCAAAATCCAGCTAACGGCGGTACAGATGGCAAATTAGTTGCAACCCCTTCATTTATGGATGAAAATTTTGTAGTATTTGCTAGTGGTACTGCTACTGGTGGAACAGCAACTACGCTACAAAACAATACAAAATCTTGGACTACTAGTCAATGGGTAAACTCACAAGTATTGATTGCTAGTGGAACAGGTGCAGGACAAATAAGATCTATTACTGCAAATGATGCTACTAGTATTACTGTGGCTACTTGGACTACCAACCCAAGTACAGATTCAGTTTATAAAATAACGGGTAATGATGATTTCTTATATTGGATGGGTAATAACGCAGTTACGCTTTACAGATATTCTATATCAGCAAACACTTGGTCTACATTAACTCCGGGAGTAGCTAGAGCAGCAGCACCGGGAACAGGTATGTCCGCTCACTGGATTTATGGATCTACAGATACTAGGTGGACTAGTGAATCCGCAATAATAAATGGTAGACGAATTTATTCGTTCCGTGGTGGCGGTGGTGGTGTTGTAGACTATTACGACATTGCAGCTAACAGTTGGACAAACGCAGTAACATACTCACCGAACACGGAAACCTTTACTACAGGTACAAAATATAATTACGATGGCGGTGAGTATATTTATATTCAGAAAGAGGCCACTGGTAGATTCTTCCGATATGATATTCCAAATTCTGCCATGGATGGATTAACTTCAATGCTGTATACTCAAGGTGCAGCAGTACTAGGAGATACTTTCTTCGACATAGATTACGAAGATGGTGCGACTAAAATAAAATATCTTTACATGCTTTTGAATACTTCTACAGTAATGTTAAGGATGATGGTGATCTAATATGAATGTTTCACAAATTATAGAGATACTTGAAAAGAGGGTAACTTATCTACAAACTCTAAAAACCGCTGCTTATGCAGAAGGTGATTTAGATGCATATAATAGATACGAAATGGAGATAAGCGAAACAGAAACATCTCTAACTATTTTAAGACCACACATATAATATATGTCATTATTAGTACTACTTAGTAATCAAACACCTCCTGCACCATTACAAGGTATTACCTTTTTTTGGATTAAGGATAATGGTAATTGGAGACTATGTACTAGCTACAGAAATGAATTAGGTTCTTATGTTTATGCTAAACCATATCTAAATGTTGGGGGATCTTGGACTTAACTATAATAATAAAAAGGTAACTATATGAGTGATTTTCTTCCAATAGGTTTAGGCAGAGACGGGTTCGACAATGTATCTCATTTTAAAGAGATAACCACTTCAGACTCTATTCCAGAACAGTATTTACAGATTTCTAATACAGTAGCTAAATGGAATGCTAGTGCTTTACAAGATATTCCTGTCTGCACAAATGATCCTTCGTCTGGGCAAGTTTTAGTTTATAATGGATCTGAATGGTGTCCTAGCACCTTGGCAGCAGGAGGAGGTGGTGGCGGAGGTTCTGGTGGTGTAAGTGGTACAGGAACTGTAGGAAGATTACCGTCTTGGGATAGTGTACAGACTATAGGTAATTGGGAACCAACCATACCAGACGGAAATATTTTACGCTGGGATAGTACTACTTTTTTACCTGAGGATTCTGGTTTAAAACCAACCGATTCTGGTTGGAATGCGAATAAAATTCAAGGAGTTTCAGCGTGTCCAGATGTTCCACTAAATGGGCAAATGTTTGTTTATAACTCATCCATAGGAGCATGGTGTCCATCTACAGTTATCATTGGTGGTGGAACTATAGATGGCACAGGAACAACTGGAAGAATAGTTAAATGGTCTGATTCTGATACTATTGGTAACTGGGAACCAACAATCACAAATGGTCGTATTTTAAGTTGGGATAGTACAAATTATGTTCCTGTGGATTCAGGATATTCAAGAACTGATGCTGGGTGGAATGCTGACAAGATTCAAGGTGTTTCTGCTTGCCCAACAACACCTTCAGGCGGTCAAGTTTTAGTTTATAATTCTTCTATAAATGCGTGGTGTCCTTCAACATTGATTGATAATGTTGGTGTAACTGGTACTGGAGTAACTAACAATATAGTAAAATGGAATGGCGTAAATTCTATAAGTGATGCTGGTTTTGATATAAGTTTACCTGCGTCAGATCGTCTATTAAAAATGACTGACGCTAATACCATAGGAGATGCAGGGTTTAAAGTTACACCTCCAACAACTGATGGTAGGATATTAAAGTGGAATAATAGCACAGGTACTATTCAAGATTCTGGATATACTCCCTCTGATGCTGCTTGGAATGCTAGTGGAATAAATAGTGTTTCTGCTACAGTTCCTACGGCAGCAGATAATAATAAACTATTCACATATAGTAGTTCATTAGGTCAATACATTTGGACAGATAAAATTTTACGAGCAGAATCAGTTAATATTATTGGACAGCAAGAAGGTACTGGAAACACAACTAACTTAGTTGTAGGAACTTCTGCTGGTGGATCTTATATTGTAAGTGGATTATCAACTGGTGTATTTTTGGTTGTATCAGGAAATTCAGTTGTTCCAGCGTTCCTTCCCGACTCTTTACTAAGATTTTATGGTAGTATAAACGGCTCCTTCCCAACTAAAGCTCCTCCAGCAGAGATAGCAAAGAATGGAGGTGAAATTCTTTATTACGACATTACTAATGAAAGATATACTAACACTGGAAATGTAAAAGTAGTTGGAGCGAATAATTTACAAGCAACTAATGTTTCTGCAACAGGTAATTTAGTTGCAACAGGCACAATCACTGCAAGTAACATAAGTACATCAGCAACCGCAGATTATGTACCTAAGGCTAAACCTAGTGGTAAAATTGATTACACTTGGTTAGAGGAAGCATCAATTGACGATTTTGCTAAGGCAGGAACCACTAACTACACTGCTTGGTATGCAGCAGGTTTAATGACTGGGGTTACTTTAACCACCTTCACTATGACTGCAAATAGACTATATGCTATGCCACTAGTATCACCTAGACGAGGTTCTACTATAAGTGATATAGAAATTTATGTCACAACAGGAGCAGTTAGTACTTCTGCAATCATGGGTTTGTACACTAATGGTGGAGAAGCTGATTTATACCCAAATACATTAGTTGCATCAGCATCGGCAGAGTTAGACACTACTACAAACTCACAAAAACGAACTTGGAATATTGAGTATACATTAAATCCCGGACAATTATACTGGCTTGCTGTAGTTTCTAATGGCGCACCAGTTATTAGAGGATTATCTACGAACCAAGCACACTATATATTAGGTACAGCAAGCTCTGCAAATACAACTTGGACCACCCATTTGTATGCAACACATACATATAATAGTTCTCTGCCGTCAACTTTCCCAACAGCAGGAGCTACAGCAGGAACGGGTGCTGCTCCCGGACTATTCTATGATTTTAGTGCATGAGGTTAATTTATGGTTACAGCAAATTCAGTTACAAGAGATATGGTTAAATGGACAATAGCGGTAATAGCCTGTGTCGGGTCTGTTGCAGGGTATATTGAATTTAGATCAGTTGAAAACGCTCATGTAGTTAAAGCTGAACTAGAAACCAAATTAAGCTGGATGAGAACTGAATTTAACAGTGATCTAAAAACTAAGTATGATCTTCAATCAGGAATAAAGCTAGAACAAGTACTAGAGAATCAAAAAGAGCTACTTAAAATAGCCTTAGAGAATCAAAAAGATATTCAAGAAACTGCCAAAGAAGTTCTTAAATTAACTCAAAAATTAGAAGCTGATATTAATATTATGAAGGCTACTAAACAATAGTTCCCAATTTTAGGACATTAATATATTTCCAGATAACCTTATTTCTAATAACTGAGATATCTCTCTCAGCATTATCTAAAGACCTTACCATATCATCGGTAAGGTTTTTCTTTTTAGCTATCTCTTGTAGAGTAGTAGCTAATACTTCTAGTGTTCTTTGTTCTTCTTCTGAAAGAAACGCAAAGCTCTTTTGTTGTTCTTGCTTATCCATTAATAATATACCTTAGGTAATACTTCTATTATATGTCCTTGATTCTTATAAGTACTTTTTCTTTTTCTTGAATGATTACTTAAATATTTTATCTCATCATAGAAATCGTACACATAAACTTTGTTGGAAAAATCATTCAATCTTAAAGCACGACCCAGAGCCTGAATGGTAGCTATCTCGGAGAATAAACCTCTAGCGTTAATAAAGTGTGTAATCTCTGGGATGTTTACTCCTGTTTCTAGAATTTTAGTTCCTATTAGAACTTTAAACTGATCCTTCGTCTTAAAGTCTTTGATAATTTTGTTTCTCTCACGCAAGTCATCAGATCCTTGGAGATACTTTGCATCCGTAATTTTTTGCATTAAATTTTGTCCGTGTTCCAAGCTGTTAACTAGAATGAGGACTTTAGCTTGTGGAGTCTTTGCTTTAATAGATTCAACAATTGACGAGATCGCTTTATTTCGGACTTCGTTCCTAACGATGTAGTTATCGTAAACTGTGCGATAGTCCATATCAAGATGGTCATCAGCAGAAGTGTGAAGCGGTAGTATTTGAACATATGGCTGTGCCAACATCCCCTTAGCAATTAAGGAAGAAGTTTCTACTTCTGATATAACTGGGCCTAATCCTCCCTGAAGAGTAAACTTAGGTATTGCATCTGTTGGAGGAGTGGCAGTAAATCCTATACGATATTTAGCCGTGGGAAATGAGCTAATAGCTTCCGATGTAAGTTTACCTTTGGAAAATTCATGACACTCGTCTACAATTAAAACATCAGGTCGTTCGTGCGGTGTACCTATTAATTTCTCTAAACTATAAACAGAACATAACATTATGTTGCCATATTCAAAACCTTCTGAGAAGGCCACACCTACTGAAAATTCCTTTGTCTTGGTTAATTCTACGCCCTTAGGTGCTTTTGAGACTAGGAACTCATAGCTCTGATGAATCAGTTGTTTCTTCGTGAACAGACAGAGGATTTTTGCTTGTGGGCCGAACGCCTTGATGACCGAAGCCATGATCAATGTCTTGCCAGAGCCTGTTGGAGATTTTATTACGCAACGCTTATTATCTAGAGCCTGACCAACAAGAGCTTCTTGGTAATCATGAAGATCCCATCCGTCAAAAGTGTGCTCTTGAATATTAAATGAAGGATCTATTGGATCTTCGTAAATAAGTTCTGGATCACATTCTATTAGCTTAAGATCTTCTAAAAGTAAAGGTAGTAATCCAGTTTTAAACTCTCCCGTGCGCGGGTGGATGAAGTGTTTCTTACCATCCCAATGACCACGCTTGTATGCGCTTGAATAATTAGCTCCCGGAATAGAATGGGTATATTTATCCACCAAAGCCTTTAACAGCCTTGGATTATCTGTTTCTAGTCGAGAATTAATATTTTTTATAAAAATCTTCATCTATTATTTATTATAGAAAGATTATATATAAAATATGAATAATATTCCCGAAGGAAAGCAATTTAATTTAGACGAAATTTTTTCTAACTTACCTCAAGAAGTAGAAACTTTTGTAGATGTGCCATCTAAAAGTAAGTTCTATAATGGTGCTAAAATTAAAATAAGACCAATGACCTTTGAAGATGAAAAATCTATGGTTATGGCTAAAAAAAATAAAGCAGATGTTATTAATGTTTTATTAAGTCGTTGTATTCAGGGGGTAAATATACAGGATCTATTACTCGTAGATAAACTGTATTTAATTCTAAAATTAAGAGAAATTTCATACGGTGATAGCTATAGTGCTACCGTAAATTGTATGAAATGTTCTGGAGAGAATAGACTAACTTTTAGTTTGTCAGATCTTCCTGTGCAAGAGCTAGATGACAGTATTCAAGAACAAACTGAAATTGAGCTTCCAGTAACTAAGATAAAACTTAAAATTAGAATACCTACTATTAGTGATGAAAAATACTTAAATACCGATACTGGGTTATTTGATAACCTTTGGAGGTTCGTAATTTCCATTAATGGTTTAGAGGATCCGGTCGTAATTGCTAAAGTATTGGAAGATAAAAGAATGCCTTTAAAGGATATTCACACAATTAGTGATTTAGTCAGTTTAAAGGATTTTGGGGTTCAAACCACCGTAAGATTTGATTGTGATAAGTGCAGCCAGCCTAATATAATTGGTTTACCTATTGGACCTGATTTTTTTACCGTGAACTAATAGAGAATTTAGATTTAGATACTCTATTAGGGCAAGCCTATATATTAATAAGCAAGGTAGGAATGACCTACCAAGATGTTAAATCTACCACGCTCAGAGAGCGTGTACTATTCCTTCAAATTTATAAAAAAGAGATGGAGGAAATAGATCGAAGGATGAAAGTTTAATGCAGATTAATAATATATCGGTTGTAGAGAGGCATAATCGTCCCGGAGTAATACAAAGAGTTGCTCTCCGTTCATTCTTTGTAAATGATGGGCAGTATCAGGATCCATATCAAATTAGTTCAGTTAGTATATTTAAACTAACTAGTAACACTAGTCCTAGTACTGTTTTAAATTCAGATAACTTAATAGACCCAACATTAGCAAGTTCTGTAATTTTGATGAATTTTGCTAATTCGTCTATGTTGCCTTCAAATGCAGCATTCAATACATCAAACTATACGATAGGCGCATCAGGCATCTACAAGTTGGCAACAGGTCAATATGCTGTAGTGCTAGATGGTATTAACGGTGTGTCTGGCGTTTTCAATGGTGCTGTAGTCCCTAATCAGGCTAGTGCAGCAACAACATACATAGATGTTTGGACAGTCCGAATGGCTGCAAACTCTAAGTTTGCTGTTTATATCAACGAATTCAAATTAAATGATGACACTCTATTTTCTATTACTGAGCCTTTACTTCTTACTGCAACAAATAAACTTAGAAACAAATATGTAAAACTAGGATCAAAAATTGATTTGATGATTTCATCAGAATTCAATTTGGGAAACAAGGATATAGATTCTTCAATTAAGAATATATTTAAAGATTCCGTAATAGTAGAACCTGCTATACAAATAGTAAAACTAAATGATGATTATACTTTGCCAGCCAGAGTCGTAGTTAGCTCTTTTAGTAATACCTCGGCTACAACTGATGTAACCGCAGATAATACCATAATTTACAACTGGGATACAAACAACTTGTATACTCACCCATCAGTTCTTAATGGAACCTACGGCCCACTAACAGGTGCTTATCAAATCCAAGTTAAATACTCATTATTAAACCAAGTTATCTATAGTGACTATCTAAACTTGATACTGAACTAATATTTTGTAATTGATTCTGAATTTCGAATACCTGTGGGTCATACTCATGGGTATTCTCTTTTACATACTGTCTGAGGTTAATGTTATCTACATGCATTTCGTTCCAGTCCTTGTACTTCTTGCTTGGGAAACAGTAGCTGATCTTGGCAAATCGCTGGCTATTGATAGTCTCATGTAGCCTTTTTAGTCCTGCTTTCCCGGCTTCATCGTTATCATATCCTACGATGACTCGACCTTGGAATCCTGCGAGTAGCCTTGATTGGACAGGGCTAAGGCTGCAACCTAGTGTGGCTGTAGCGTTTACACCCTGCATCTGTAGGGACATGGCATCTGTTGGCCCCTCACATACTACCACATAATCTTCTGATAGATTGAATGGATAGAGGAAGTTCTTGCTTTTAACACCATATTCTGTTCCGGGATTCAAGTACTTAGGCTTCTGCCCAATCAAAGATCTAGCTTGGAAATAAACCAAGTCATCGTTGCGCCAGAAGGGTAGAATCACTCGCCCATAGAATCTGCCAGCAGTAGCCACAAAGAAAGGATAGTCAGTTTCGAATATTTTGCGGTCGTGCAAGTACAGGTAGGCTGCACTCTCCAAATTGGACTCTGGGTTCTTGTCCCATCGTACTTCTGTGAAGTTTTGCATCTCCTCCTGTATTGATGTAGATGGGGCCTCCTGCGCGTGTACGGGCGCGGGATCTTTGCCTATTGATCTTAATTGGATCTGATGATATGCTTGCTTATAGGTCACCCCCTCTAAATAACTATAGAGGGCATAGAAGTTACCCTTCTCACCCTTCCTGAAGTCTTGCCATAGTCCTGTATCTAGATTGATAGAAAAATGCTGTCTTCTATCCATAGGGTCTACGGGAGAGTTCATAATCAACTCCCTACCATTACTAGACAACTTAAATTTTCCTGAGAATTTGGTGGTCAGGTAGTCTTTAATGTATGAGGAGATATCAATGTTCATAACTGAAATTTCACACTCCAAAAGAGACACTTACAAGCAGTGCGGTTGGAAGTTTTACTTGAAGTACTACGAACGAATTCCTGAGAGCGGAGTAAACTCGGACGCTATGCAGTTCGGTTCGTACATCCATAAGATTTTTGAGTTGGGTGTTGGAGCTAAGACTTATGAGGATCTTACCAAGATAGCTGAGGAGCAACGCCCCAACTACACCTTCAATGATAGCTACGAGAAGAAGATTTTTATATGTTTGAAAAATTTCCTAAGATTTAATGCTACCTTGGAAGAGACTGTAGGTACTGAATCAGACTTTAAAGTAGCCTTGCTAGAAGGGACAGATCAGCGGGTAATTATCGACCGAATCATTAAATCTAAGAAAGGTAACTATCTTATTATTGACTATAAGACAGGAGCTGATGAGAAGACTAAGTTAGATTTGTTTAATAATGATCAGCTTAAGGCGTACACATACGCTATACACAAACATTACAATACCCCTGTTCAAAACATTACAGCGGCACATTATTACCCACTAACCAATAATTTCGTATATGTTAATTATCTACCCGGGCAAATTCACAAGTATCTAACCGAAGTGCAGAGGGATGTTTGGGACATCCGTAAAAAGAAAAAAGATCAATTCGCACCCTCTAAGAACCAGTTCTGTAACTGGTGTGGGTACAAGGATAAATGCCCCGAATTCTACAGTCCTCAGGATGTTCGCTGTAGAATAGAAGAAGCCAAGACTAAACTTAAGGATAAGCCTAAGACTTGATCAATGGGTCGTAGATCTCTATTTCGATAGCTTTAAAAAAATTATCTACCTGTTCAGTTGAATATTTACATCTTTTAGTTAAATAGGTATATAAAGTAGTTCTCTTTATTGGTTTTTGATTATCCATACTTTCTAGTATTTTAAGTTGGAAAATCTTTATAAATGCAGAACTAAATCTATGTCTCCACTTTTCCTCAAATTTTGTTGAAAGGGTGTAATTAATAAGGTCAATAAAATCCACTATATTTTCATCTATGTTTTCATTCATGGTTATATTATATGAATAAGAATCCTAATTTTAAGTATGAAAAAGATAATTTTTTAAAAAAAATTAATCATGAGGATTCTAGTTTTTTTTCACTAATCCCTAAAAGTTCAGGATTTATCTCCCCCGGAGATGTTTTGCGTTTTGGTTATAATGCGGAAGTAGTTAATGTATTGGTTGTTTCTACTGGACGGGGTAATGGCATGTTTTTAAGTGGAAGAAATAATATGCTAATAACCTGTTTTAAACTAGATGATAGTTCTGAGTCAGTTTTAAGGATTATTTTAAGAAGTATATATAAAGATAAGGGGATTGCAAATTATTATATTATTCAAAAAAGTCTTAAATCTATTTTAGGCAGTAAAAGTTTTAGAACATATAATTTATTATCAATTAGAAACATGCAAAAAATAGAAATTAATAAATCTAGACTAAAAACAGAGGAGGAGAATAGTGGCGGCAACATTAGATGATCTTTTAAAAGTTCTGGAGGAAATGAATAAGCGCGATGATGAGAGATCCAAATCAGAAGGGGCTAGTGTTAGTAATGCATTCTTAAAACAAGTTGGTAATATTCTTGGCATATCCAGTAATATAACTCAACCATTCGCATTCATGGGGGAAATGAATCAAATGGTTCAAGGAAGACGAGAGTTTGCTGCCTCCATAGATAAACAAGCGTTAGCATTCAATAATACGATGTCTACGCTAAAACAAGATCAACAAGTTTCCCAAGGAGTTAGTGATTATGGGCCAACAATAGCATTAAAAACATCCATAGACGCATTGAGAACTGGAATGTTTAAAGTATCAAAAGATACTTTTGAACTTGGTATGCAAATGAGGGCTGCTGGGGAAAATAGTTTGGCTTTATTTGATTTACAGAAAAAATCTCAAATTTTGGGTGGATTAAATGTAGATGGTATGGATAGTTTAGCCAAAGCATTAGAAAAATCTAGAAATGAATATGGCATATCTACAGAATATCTAGTTGATTCATTAAAATCATTATCTAGCAGGTTATTAGATTTTAATCTAATGGGCATCACAGAAGATGTTAATCAATCCATAATTTCTTTAGTTCAAAAATATGGTGTTGGTAGCGCGGATCTTTTTACTAAAGCTATGAGCATGGTTACAGAAGGTGGAAAACTTGGTAAATTTGCCACTTTGGGTATCAGCGCAGATGTATTCTCATTCTTAGAAAAACCCACTGCTGAGGGTATGGAAGCCATAGCTGCACAAGCAGGTTCTTTTTTTGAGCAACAAATATCTGGCTTTGCGTCAATGAACCGAGCAGAGGCTATGGCTCAAGCGAAAAGAATATACGGAGAAGAAGGTGCAGTTTTTGCAGCAATAGCTAAATTAACTCCTGCGGAGCCTATGGATGTTAAAGCAGCAGCCGATAGTTTAAAATCTCAAAATGATATACAAAAAGAATTAACTATAAGTTTGAGGGGGTCAGTAGATGATCTAGCTGCTTCTATAAATACTATATCTTCTACATTTAGAATGTTTTCTATAGCTGTTGGTTTATTTTTGGGAGCAGTTCTTACATTTAGTTCTAGTGCAAAAGGAGCATTTTTTTCTGGATTAACTAGTGTATTTACATCAATTACAACTACATTAGCTGCAACATTTTCGACGGTATTTACCGCTGTTATGGCAAGCCCTTTACTTTTATTAGTTGGTATTATTGGAATAGCTGCTGCCGCAATCGCGGCTTTCGTTTATTTCAATAAAGAAAAAGAAGATAAACCTATTGAAATAAAACCGCCTAAAACAGGAGGACAATTCATAACAAATGAATATATGGCAGCTAACGCAGAGTTAACAAAAGGAATTTTAAGTAGTGTTTTTGCATCGCAACAAATGTTAATGTTAGCACAACAAAAACGAACTAATGACCACTTACAGGCAGCGAATAATATTGCTACAAAAATTGCAAAGAGCACAGCAGCAGACCCCATTATTGCTCCTACTCAACCAATAGGTTCTTGATATCATGACAACTGCACCAATCAAATTAATAGGAAGTTCTTACTATAAACAAGACGCAATACAAGAGAGAGTCTTAAATTCTTTCTTGGAGTTTATTTTTTATGAAACAAATAAAACAAACCCTACTAGACGATATCTTCCTTTTCTAGGAGATGTAGTTATTTCTGAATCTAGAAAAGCTAATTATATTGATTATACACCAATATCTAGAAACTCATCTATCCCATATTACACGGGGTCGGAATCTAGAATTTTTAAATTAAGTTATGAGATATCTCCTAATTTTTTAATTCAAAATCCCGGATTTATTAATTATATAAAATCTTTTAGGGATGTGGTTAGTAGTTCTTCAGATTCTGCTAATCCTAGAACAAGTTTTTTTCCAGATAGGTTTGCAACTACACCACAGCAGCCGATTAGTTTTGACAGACCTTATGGAGTTAAAAAGCTAACAGAAAATGGAGTAAACAAAACGGAATTATTAGAAGATACTATAGTGTATAGTTTCATAGATTATCAAATAAATCTTATAAGATCTTCTGTAGTTAATAACGCTACGGATCCAACAAAAGGTCCTCCTATAGTCAGGTTAAATCATGGATTATTGTATCAAAATATACCTTGCATATGTAAAGATTATTCCTTAGAACAAGTTTACGATGATTCTAACAAAAAAAATATGCATACTAAATATAAAATATCTAAAAATAAAGTACAATTATCGTTGAATTTACAAGAGGTTAGATTAGGTAATTATTTGTCCACTGAGTTTGATCCAAGAACATCTACAGACGCACAAGATAATATTGTAGGGTGGGAACAAATACTTAATCCTGACTATAAATCTTTTGATCCTATTAGCCCTATATATAAATATTAATTATGGCATTTTCAAGATACAATCAAGGTGAGGTTATTTACTACCATAAAAACCGTACAGTAAACTCTGCTGTAGGCTCTTTCAAACAAGAAAGTTTACTTGTTAATCAGGACATAATCTATGATTATGATGTTGCAACTGTCCCCGTAGGATATGAGCATAGACCTGATTTAATATCTAATGTATTTTTTGATACACCTGCATTTTGGTATTTAATAATGCAAGTAAATAATATCTCTGATCCTTTTGAAGGATTTAATGTTGGAGACGAAATCTTAATTCCGAAAATAAAATGAGTTACTCTCAAAAAATAGATGTACCAAATGTAGTGGTTTCGTTTATAAACAGACCGTTAACAGATGCTATTCAATTTATTAAAAGTGGAGCTAGAGAAAATTCAGGTTATTTATTTAGAATCCCAAATGATAATATAATAAAATTTACACATTCATTTAATTTTAATAAATCGGAAGGGGATGATATTGGGGCTAAAATAACATTAGAGACAATTGACCCTGAGGGAGTTTTTGAATCTACTTTATTTGGTAATTCGGGAGAATTACCTTTTTCTGATTCTACATTAAAAAAATTAAGAGATGATGCTTATGCAGACATTTTAAAGAGAGTACAACTAAGAGAAAAATTAGAAAAATTTGATTTTTCATCAATACAATTTTTTCCTGAAAAACAGGATTCATTAGTTAGAACTGTTTCTGAAGATTCAACTTATTATACTCTTAAATTAGGAAAAGTTAGTTTAGGTAATGACTTACAATCTTATTTAGGTGATAAAGAATTAGCTGACAGTATTATAAAAAAACTAGAAGATAAAAAAATATATAAGCGAATAACTACTAAAGAAAAAGAAACACCTTCAGATAATTCAGTAGATTTAGAAAAATTAAATAGTATAAGATTATTAAGTAGACAAAACCCATTATTTGTAAATAACGCTCCTTTTCAAGGAGTAATTGAAACCTTATCAGAAAAATCGCTATCCTCTGTTTATTCTGATTTAAATTTGAATGTAGATTTAAAAGACGCATCAGCTTTACCTACGCCTTATTTTTATTTTTATTATGGATTAAAAGATGATCCAAATCAATGGACTGGTCCTGTAGCCGCTCAAATGACTAATGCAAGATATAACTATGCTGCGGAAAATGGGAAAAAATCAATAGAGTTAGAATTTGCAACTACTTTTAATTTCCCTGCATTTTCTAAATTAGCGTTAGATAAGCGTGGATTTTTATCTACATTAAAAACACCGATTCGACTTTGTCAAGTGATAAATCCAGAAACTACAACCGGGAATTACACCTTAGATACTACTCGAATAGCTACACAGGGATTACAATTATGTGTAAAAAATGTGATTACTGATTACATTAGAAGTTGTACTACACAAGATATTAATGTGATAATTCTTTTACCTGACATAGAAAAAATTATATCTGAGATCGCAATTAATTATTTTTCTACATATGAAACATCTACTGTAAATCCCAATCCATTTAAATTAAATGCACTAAAAACAGATGCCTACATAATGATGTATAAGGATATGGGTTTTTCTGTTTCTAGACTTAATATAGGAGATATAGAATCTTTTAATACCGCTAATAATATTAATGAATTGGGTGCGCCTCTCAAATTAAAAGATACAACGATTGGTAATTATTCTGTTGGGAATGGTTCAGACGCTTTATCATTTTATCAAAATACAAAAGAGATAAAAAGAAATAATAGTATTTTTGTAGGTCTTTCTTTAAAGAAAGATCTTTCGGAAAGTTTTAAGAAACCATTAGAACGATTAATCTCTGGCATGAGTAACAAAATATCTCCTAATCAGATATGCTTAGAAATAATTGACAATTTAGAATTTGTAAAAGAATTTAAACAATATTGTAGTAATACAAATGGATTAACAACATACGCGAAGACTATAAATGAAAAAATGCCTATTGTCGTATTTGGAGATAAATATTTAGTTGAAAAATATCTATATGGTAAAAAATACTATGAGTTAGAAAATATTTTAGAACGAAGAGAACGAACCTTATCTAAAAATGTAACCGATGGTTTATCATATGAGGATAGACTACTTAAATATGCTAGTGAAGCAAAAACAGCTAACAGTTATTTACATAGTTTTGATAACCTTATTTTTAGTGATAAATATATAATAAATTTAGCTAGCAAATGGTTTCTCAAAAGACAAAATGTAGCTGCCACAAATAATTTTTCTACATTCCCGTATGGGGATTATGCTTTAAAAAATGACAAGAGACTAAATCTTAAAAACGCATCTATTCCTATTTTTAAATCTGGAGTAACAGAATCTAATGTTTTAAATATAGATTTAAATCTTAATGATTACTACTTTGCAATGCTACGATCAGTCTGGCAAAGTAAGGATACATTAAATTTAATTCATAATTCTAATGGTCCTCAAATTAAACAAGATCAATTAAATTCATTCATTACTTCAGGTTCTTTAGATGATTTAAAGTTAAAAGTTGGAATAGCAAATACATCCATCCCAGCACCCGATTCATTAGAACTAGGTCAAGTATTTAAAGTATTATTAGAAGACTCAAAATTCTTATCTTTATCGGAAAAAGAAAAAGAATCAGGTATTAATGATATCGTAATGTTTTTAGCTCAACAACTAGAACAACAGAGGAATACTCCCAGTACTCCTGCTGCTTTACAATCATCAGGAAAAATAAAAATTATTGTTGGTAGTCACGAAAATGTGAATCCTTACTTGCAATATTTAACTATGTTTTCCAAAGTAGTTAATAATGCATTTTTGGGGTATGTAAAAACATTACCTATTTTTTATCTCTCAGGCCCTGCTAATTCATTACCTCCTATCATATTATTATTAGAGGAGACAAATGTGCCTCCTTATGATAGAAAAAATTTCATCACGCGATCATTTAATGGAATGTGGTCAATTCTAGGATATAAACACACTATATCAAATGATGAATTATCCTCCGAGTTTTGGATTGTAAAAGACATTAGACTAGAAATACCCTTGGTAATACAACCTAGGTCATAATATGAAAATACTAAGATTAACTGTAATGCCTCCAATTGGAAGCGATAAGATATCTGGAATAACTACTGTTGGAATGTACAGAGCTTACGGCGAGACCGAGGTTGCTGATATTTATGATGTAGAGCATACTTCTCCATACTTTAATCAAAATCAAGAAGTAGGTTTTGTATCACTCCCACCAGCAGGATCACAAATCTTAGCGTGTCAAACTAGCGATGCTGTTGGATCTAATAGAGTTTATTATTTAGCAACGATTACTACACCCCAACCCGGAGCTAGATTAGCACAAAGAACAGATGAAAATACTCCTCCTAATTTGATGGATAAAACAATAGGAAGTCTTGGAGTGCCTCAATCTATTTCCTTAATAGGTCCCGGTAAACACTCCATAGAGATATCTCACGATTTAGATACTAAAGGTATAAAAGATACAGGAGTTTATCTTCAAACAGCAGGGGGCAAATTAATCAGCTTGGAAGATGGCCCTAAGAAAAATAATATAGTTGTTAAGACTGGGGATGGTTTATTTGGTCAGGTAGCTGCCATAGAACTTCAAGAAATTCCAAACTCTACTTTAGGGGGGTTAAGCACATCATATACTGTTAGTATTTATGCCACAGGCTCAATTAATATGTTTGCTTCCAAGGGGAATGTAAATATGAGAATCGAGGATGGCAACCAGATAAATATAGAAAATGCTTCTACAGGATTAAACGGAGCATATCCGGGGGATCCGACTTGTGGAACAATAAATATAAAATCTCAAAATAGTAGTATAAATATAATAGCAGGACCTGATCCTCTAACTGGATTTGTAGGAACTCCAACACCTAATTCTATATCTACAGTAAATATAACAGCAGCAGGAGGCCCCTTAACTACTATGAATCTTCACACAGACGGACAATTAAACTTAAGTGGTAGACAAGGGGTTAGAATTGCTGGTGGTGATTTGAGAGTTGGTGTAACCGGAATAGCTCCTATTTTAATAGATGGAGCTACCATAAACTTAAATACTCCTGTATAAGGAACTACTATGGCATTTGATTTAGGATTAGCAGCAGATTTATTAGGAACTGGAGGTGGTAGCCCATTAGAAGACTTGGGAACTAGTTTCGGTGTTCCTACATGTATGTTAGAGATAGCAGGGAGTTTTGCTGCTCAGTTGCTCCCATCCACTTTTTTAGGAGCATTGTCCGCAGCCATAGAACAAGGGAAACAAGCAGCATTAGATTTAATTGCAGCAGTCAAAGCTGCTGTGTATAGATTATTAGGGATAAGAGAGGACTTTAATAAATTACTTGTTTCTATCTTTGGCCCATCCAACTTGAATGAAGTTTTAGGAACTGTTGCTGGTGTAATTGGAGGATTAGCTGGTATTGGAGCTGCAATCACTCAAAACTATCAAGCCATAGAGGGTGAGCTAGCCGCGATCAAAGAATGTTTAAACCAACTAAGTGCATATCAAAAACTTCAAAATTCTGCATCCATACAAGCAAATAGAGATGCGAATTATGCCGCTAGTGTATTAGCTACGGCTCAAGCTCAAATTAGTGATGCTTTAGATTTTATAAAAAAAGCGGATGATGCATTAGCTAACATTGATAAAATTTTATATGAGAGATCTATAGACCCAGAATTAGAGCCAATCTATTTAGATCCTAGCTTGTCTGCATATGGCGCAATAGCTCCTACACAACCAGAAGAACCAGTATTTAGATTAGTTTTCGGACCTCCTAAATCCAAAAAAGGGCAGTTCTTATTGTCCATTGATGGTCTTTATTATGATTCACAATCTGGAGGAGTTCCTCGCGTGACGGGTGTAGTTCTTCCCGAAGAAGAATACAAGTTTAATTTCCCTTCTAACATAGGAGGAAAAGGTAGTATAGTATCTCTTAAAGATTTAAATTCTTATATAGATACAGTATTTGATTTAGATAAAATAGACGAAAGCCCAGCAATACAAGAACATTACAAAGCTGACCATTTTTTACAAGTTTTACAGGGTCAAAGAGATAAGCACATTTATGATGTGTCTGCTCAAATAGGAGAATTGATTAGTCTTGGTAATGATGAGGATTCTGCTATAGTTATTAACACTATTGAAAGTTTAACTTCTGTAGCGGCACAGCATGAGAGTAAGATAAACAGAAGAAAAAAACAGATAGAAGTCGCAATTAGATCTCCATACATTTTAGGAGCTAATCCTGCTTTTGGATTGGGCAAAGTTCCAATTAATGATTTTACTTATCTAAAAGATTTAAATCTCCCTGTTGCTTTTGAAAAACAAAAGAGCCTAGTATTTGAACAAGGTGAAGTTTCTGGTGTTGTGTTGCCTGTTACTGCAAAATTCGTTAAAGCACAGGAGGCTCAAAACACGCCATTCTTACAACATCTAGTTGTGCCCATAGTAGGTAAAGGTTCCATTATATACGATAACGATGGTACTCAAACGCAGGGCACAGTGATGTCATTATCAGATTCCGTAGTCACAGAAAACTTAACTGCTATCTACAACTTCTTGCAGGGAGAATCAACGACTCCCGGGTCTTCGGAATATAAAATACTAAATTGTGCATCCGATGGAAATAATGTAAACAATGCTCAACTAGTGGGACTTAATCCTAGTAGTATTTTCACACGAGGATTAGGAATTCCCTATTTAACTGGTATAACTAAACTAACTGCTGCTGGAAATATATCAACTTACGGCAACTATGTTAGATTACCTAATACCACAACATTCCACAATTTAGCATACAGAAAATCAGGGTTTACTGTAGAAGCATGGCTGCATCTGCCATATGCTGGTTCAGCCACAACTTCAGTTAATTCTACAACAGGATACTCAGTATCATCTTACCATAGGTTACTTTTAGCCTGTGAAAATACTGGGGGGCCAAGTAGTTTACAAGATCCTTACAAAGCACCTTTTGATAATTCAATTGATACGGTTCGTGGTATGATGATAGGGTTTACCCGAGACAGGCAAATAACTAAAAATTTAATTCCTTCTAATAATACCTCGGATAATCCTGCTGCGGATTCTGTATTTTACATTGCACCAACTAGATCGGTCAATACCTCTAATGTTGGTTTTATAAATAAAGCTAGCGTAGATGGCTGTACTTCTGATTACGAAGTTCTAAAATTAGCTCTACCTTTGTCATCAACAATTCCGGGAACATCAAAACGAGTATTTAATGTATCCTCTGAGTTCATGCACTTCGCAATTTCTGTCGATCCAGTAAAAGACGATATAGCTATGTTTGTTGATGGTGTTCAGATGATTTCAGCTAGTCTATCTCAAACATTTAACTTGCCTATAGGATCAAACTTTAATGTTCCTAGTTTTGCTAAGTCTAATAGTTTTAGTTATTCATTAAGCTCTACTGGATCTCCAAGTTTTAGTTCAGGACCTTCAGTTAGTAATGGGTCATTTACTCCTTGGATTGTGGGTGGTGGGTTTACTGATGGGATTAAGTTCATGGGTCAGGGGCACGGAATTAATTCTGGTTTAAATGGATATGTTGGAAGTTTGAAATTTTATTCTAAAGGGCTAACTAATACAGAGATTAGATCAAATTTCGATTCTCAAAAAGGATTCTTCAAAAACATAGATTTAACATAATATGGCAATAGTATACGGAACTCAAGTACCCAGAGTACAAAAAAGAGAGATAATCTCAGAAAAACCTAAAGTATACGGGTTGAACTTCCCTATTGGAGTAGGGCTAACACCAAATACATTTAATAAAGGATATTTTGCAAAACAATCAGGGTTAAATCTGGCAAAAGGTAATTTAAAACAATTACTAAATACTTTCCCGGGTGAGAGAGTTATGATTCCTGATTATGGTTTAGATTTGAGACAGTTTTTGTTTGAGCCATTAGACGAGTTTTTATTTGCAGAAATGAAGGAAAGAATAACTAGAGCAATAGATAGATTCTTACCAGAAGTTCAAATAACAAAGTTATCTATTGTTTCATTAAATGAAATTGATTATGCAGGTATACCGGGGTTACAAATTTCATTATCATTTACTTTAAAAAACTCAAATGATTCCCCATCAGACATTACAGTAAAGGTAGGTGTATAGTGGTTTTTAATGGAACAGTAAAATCAGATTTTTTAAAGTTATCAGAATATCCTGATGGAAATAAACCTGCGTTAATAAATTTTGCAGCTACGGATTTTGAAACTTTAAGAGATTCCTTAATAGAATATATTCGTGCAGTATATCCTCAAGAATATCAAAACTTTAGTGAATCTGACCTTGGGGTAATGTTAATAGAATTAGTAGCTTACATGGGTGCAGTGATGTCCATGAAGGCTGATATGTTAGCACATGAAAATTATATCTCTACAGCTAAAAGTAGAAATAATGTTCGCAAACTATTAGAACTTCTTGGCATAAAATTAAAAGGCCCAGTATCTGCTGCTGCTAATGCATCATTAACCTTAAATCAGGCTACAGCAGCATCTAGCATAACTATATCTCCATCTAGCCGAGTTTTTACTGTAACTTCTCCAGAGGATGGTGGACAAGTTACTTACACTTTATACAAAACACAAAATGGTCAAATTTTGGGAGTGAACTCTACAGCTAGTCTAGAATTATTGAAATCTGAATCTACTGCTGGTGCAGGTGTTTTTTGGAATAATTTAATGTTGTTAGAAGGATCGTTAGTTTCCCAACAAGGGACCTTTACTACTAATGAAGCTAACAAAACCATATCATTAACAGAATCTCCAATCCCAGAAAAATCAATTAATGTGTTCATAGATTCAGCCGATGTTACCGCTATAGGTAATTGGACTCAAGTTGATAATTTATTTTCTGTGTCTGGGGCAGGACAAAAGGTTTTTGAAGTAGTTTATTCTGATGATTTCTCCGCAACGATTGTTTTCGGTGATGGTGTAAATGGTGCAGCAGTTCCTGTAAATTCTACTTATACAATAACATATAGAATAGGGGGTGGAACTAGAGGAAATATTGCTAATGAAGTTATAAATGTTACAATATCTGCTGATGGTGGAGAATCAGGGGTAGTTGAAAATACCTCAGTAGCTTCAGGAGGTCAAGATGCAGAAACAGTTCAAAAAGCTAAAAAGTATGGACCTCTAGTATTTAAAACACAGGACAGATTAGTTACTGCACAGGATTATGCTACTTTTGCAAATACTTTTGCGGGTAATAGTGGAGCAACTGGAAAAGCTAAAGCGGTAGTTCGAGATGCTTATAGTTCTGCTAATATAATTGACTTGTATTTATTGCAAGTAGCATCAAATATTCAGTTACAACAAGCTACAGTTCAATTTAAAAAGGATTTACTAGAGGCTATAGATTCTAAGAAAATGCTTACAGATGAAGTTGTAATTGTTGATGGTGTCATTAGAACTTTAGATTTGGTTGTAACGATTACAGTAGATAAGTATTTACTAACTAATGAGGAAAATATAAAAGCTAAAGTTAGAAATCAATTGTTACAATATTTTAGTGTTGATAATTTTGATTTTGGAAAACCTGTGTATTTATCTGAAGTAGTTAGATCAATATTGTCGATACAAGAAATTCGATTTGCTACTGTAGATAATTTTGATTCAGATATATTTGTAGATTTTAATGAGATAGTGCAACTAAATAACTTTGTTATTAATGTAGTAGGGATATAATGAGCTTCAAATTAAATCAAGAAACATCGGAAAGAAAATTCTTTAAAAGGAATTATGTTGATGTTTTAGAAATTTTAACACCTAAAGTATACTTCAATGAAGATACTACTTTATCTGGTCTTGATTATTCTCCATTAGATGTCATAATAGAATCTCATATAAATTTAGCAAAAAATATAAATTCTGTATTTAATATTTCTGCGGTCGGGAAAGGTTCCCAATTCTCCACTTTTTCAGGAACATCGCAATTTTTTATAAAGCAAAATAATCTTACTAATGTAACTGTTCAAGAATTCCAAAAAAAGATACTGGATCCTTTAGGTTACTCTCTAAAAGATTTTGCTGGAGTTTCCGCCTTTAAAGAGTTTGTTGATACGACACTATTACCAAATATTAGATTAAATAAACCCAACTATCTTTTTGGGTTAGGATCAGCGTCAGCAGCCCATGATTATTTGATATCTAATTTATCTTGGATGTATATTTTAAACACATCCGCTAATGGTGGATTAACTTATTCCCCTTCTACTATTGTATCAGATAGATTAGTAAATGAATTATACTATTCAAATCCAATTACACTAAATGAAGCTCTTAAAGATGTAACAACTTACATTTGGAGAAATTACAATGTTTGTTCTTTATTTGGTAATAAACAATTAATACCATCAGTTTATTTGAGTGGCACTGGAAAATATGTAAGTGGTACTCAACAGTTGGATAAATTACATACTTTAATTGATGTACTTTATTCCCCATTATTGAGCGATAGTACAGATTATAGAATTCGTGATGCTTTTGAATTATACAATACGACGCAGACTGTTAGTAAAGAAAAGGTTATAGCTGGCCCATTTACAAAATTTTTGACGGCAATTAGTTACTCTTTATATGATGTTAATAATCAAATAAATAATCTAAATTTATTGTACGATATTGATAGATGCCCAGAAGAATATTTGCCTAGAATAGCAGACTTAATTTCTTGGGAGTTGATTGGTAATAATCCAGATAAGTGGAGAATACAACTAAAAAATGCAATAAATATTTATAAATCTAAAGGTACTAAAAAAGGATTAGAATTAGTTTTACAATCTACCTTTGGAGAAACTTCTTTTGCATTAAGCTCTCAGATAGAAGAGCTATACGAATCGTATATTCCTAATTTATTATATTACTGTTTATCTACAGAATCTAGTGCATTATCTAATTTCAGTACTTGGACTATAGAAAGATCTCAAGCACTTGGTATTCCAAATTATTCACCAAATGATATGGATACTAATGTTAGATTTGTGGTTGATTCAATTATTTATCAGGCTTATTTATTATACCCGCAAAATTTCTATGTAGGTAATGTTCCTTTTGACGCTAACGGAAGATTTTCTTATAGAAATGTAATAAATGTGCTACCTCCATGGGAATTAGAAAAATACTATAGATATTGCAGATTAGATAAACGATTAGTAAATTATTTTGTTGATAGGCTTTTATGCTTTGGTGTAAGTGTAGATGTGGTAGTAGCATTTCAAAATTTAATTTTAGAAAACACTCTGGATTCTCAATCTTCACTATCCACTAATAACAACTGGTTAATTTTTACACCTAGCTCACTAACTCCACCAAACAGAAATGATATCTTATCTAATTTTAAAAAGGATAAAGTAAAATATTTACCCTTATGGAGTGGTAAATCATCTTCATTTAATTTAGCTTTGCAAGCTAGCTCTTTTGATTTTAATAAATATTCTAATGACATATTTACATCTGAAGGGTTAAAGAGTATTTTTAGATCTGTTTATGAATTCACCCCCGCGCATGCGATACCTTTGATATCTGTTGGTTTAGAAGATACTGATACCGCTGATTACGATGAGTATAATTCTATAAAAATAAATTATTCTCCTTCTGCGGATATATTCACAGCATCAACATTTAATTCTGGATTTGTTCGCTTAGGCTCTAATATGTCTTCACTAGGGAGAACTTTCTCCAGATCACAAGTTGATGAAATAACCGATTTTTCTGATGTTGCGCTTAGTTCCGTAAATAGAACAAATATTAGAAGGAGAAACTACAAAAATTTATTACCCAAGTCGGGATGGTATGATCGTACTGGGTTTAATATGCCGGGATATTTAGCTCCGTCATCTGTCAAAAATTACGACACATATAAACCATTAGGGTACATTCCATCTTCTAATAAATTTACTCCAATAGCAACTTATCAATCTTGGTTATACGATAATTTATCGTTGATAACAATACCTGAAGTTTATGATAGGTGTGAAGATTTAAGATCATTAAATACTTATAATGGGGTAGCTACATCTAGCACATTCCCTATTCGTGGCGCAAGTTCAATAACGGACGATTCATACTTTAGATACTCTACTAGATCAGATTGCAATCCAATTATCCCATTAATACACTCTAAATTCTTACAAAGAGCAGAGCAGCAGGTTGCGTCTTCTATAGGCACACAAGTTACTAATTTTTATGGGTTAGATCCTACAGTATACAATGTAATACAATCTGTAGTTAATTCTAGTTTAGATACTTTACCTAATAGTAAACAAAATTTCTTTGATTTTGAATTTGGTAGAGATTTACACCAACTTTACTTTAGCTACATAAATGACTTTGGTTATCATGATTTAACTAGAGATTCTAGGCGGGACAATGGTGGGTTTAATTTATTCTCACATTCTTTTGGTCCGGGATTATTTAACGGTGAGCTTACTGTTGACGGGTCTGCTGCAATAGCATACCCTGCATTGTTTACTTCAAGTTTCGGATCTGAAACAAAACTAGATTCTACTAGTTTGTTTAGAAATAGTGCCGCAGCTAGTTTGTCAGGAACATATGTGGCAAGCACTGCCGCTGATTTTTATATTGACCGATTTGAATTAAGAAATCCACACTTACTCAGTGGCGTAGAGTTTATCATCCCATCAGGAAGTAATACTAATTATTTCTCTATATTCAAAATAGATTCTATTTATGAAACAGAAAACTTAGAAGACTTTGCTATAGATAACACATTAATAAAAGTAAGAACTTGGTTTAATAATGTGGGATTACACAGATTAAAATTTAACTTAAAGAAATATGGACCGACTCAAAATAAATTAATTCCTGATCATGAATTTAATTTAAATATACCTCACTTTATCGGTAGAAATACTGGAACATCCTACGGTGGTGCTGCAATACACACATGGATCCATACAGAGCCTGAAAATGGATATGTATGGTCGTGGAGTCCAAATTATAAGTGGGTAATAAATAGAGTATCTGACCTAACTCCCGCATACATTAAAAATAATTTAGTTCATGTGCTAAACACCCCAATAATACCTGTAGATCCAGAAACTATAGGCTCAGTTTGTGCAGAACAAACGCAAACGCTACTTTCATTAAGGAATATTAAAGCAAGTCAATTTAATGTACAGTCAATTTATTTTAATACTTTAAATAGACCAATTTGCATTCCAAACTATTATAATAACGGACAGCAAATCCACAGGTTAGACCAATCTTATTCAATTGATATTATGATGTCTCCTAATGATACAACAGGGGAACAGTATATGTTGATTGATAAAGTTTTATTACAAGATACAACTTTGAATGGTTTTACTTTAGGGTATACCGAAGAAGAGATTCAAAAAATATTTTTATTCTTTAGAGATACCATGCGTGGTTTAGGCTCTAGAACTGCAAGTATTACATCAACTGATTTAGGAACTAGTGGAGGTAGCAGAACTGAATATAGATACCATCCGAAATTTGGATCTACCACAGAAGCTGCATCAACTACTGCATACACTTTAATAGATATACGCCGATGATAAAAGGAAAAGTAGAAATAATAAAAGATTTTGGAACTTCTTTTGAGGAGGTTATTTACTCTGATAACAATATGATTGTTGACGGAGCAGGAGAAATTATTTCTCACATGATGACAATTCCTCCTGATTTAAACACTATAAGTTCCGCATCCTCAATATATGATGTTTCTAACTTTACTATTAAAGCAGTATCTTTTGGAAAAGCACCGTTACACTATTACTACAATGCTCATCAAAATTCAGGAGCACCGAAGTATGGAAGAACCAATGCTAGTGAAGTTTGGGTAGTAGCTACAAATTCATCTGGAGCATCATCATATACACCTCCTGCGTATTTACCAAATGCACCGATCCCCACAGATACATACTTAGTAAATTTTAATGGTATTACATTACCAGAAGAAGTTGTTGGTACAATAGTAAATACTATTGTTGAATATGTAAATACAAGTGGGTTTACTTTAGGATGGGGAAATAATTCTACTTACACAAACTATAAGATACCAACGAATATTGGTTTAGTATCTTCTATTAAAGCAGGAAATTATCACTTTGTAGCATTAGACCCAAGCGGTACAGTTTCTTGTTGGGGAGGTCTAGATCAATTTGGAGAAATTACTGTACCTTTATTACCTTCATGTGTGGGGGTAGGTGCAACGCAGTATACATCGTTTGCAATTACTAGCTCTTATGAATTATCATCTTGGGGTAGAAATACTGGAATAAGAAATTATCCTAGTAGTTATGCTTCGGCGGTATCTAGCGTTGAAGGTGGTAATACATTCTTTGTTGTACTAAAAACAGATGGAACTGTATCTGCATGGGGAGCATCCTCTATAACATACACCCAAGCACCTACATCTATTCAAGGATCTGTTAAAAAAATAAAATCTAACTGGTCTTCTTATCATGCCGCTGCGATATTAAATAATAATACTGTTTCTTCTTGGATGGTTGATTCTGCCCCGGGTGCAGATCAAGGACAAACAAATTTAACTAATATTACTGGTTATGCTGTTCCTAGTGCCACAAAACTAAGTAATCCAGTACATCGTACACTTTTAAACACTACTCAACACAATTATGTAATAACAGGATCTTCTGTTTATGGTTGGGGTGTGGGAACAGCGACAGTATATACTCCCGCGATTACTACACCGGGAGGATTACCAAATGTAAAGAAAATTGCAGTCTCCCCCGGAGCAAACACAATAACTCTCATGAATGATGGCTCGGTATCTGGATGGGGGACAAATACGACCAATAATATTTTAGGCTTTTCATCTTTAAATTTGACAGGTATTTCTGATTTTTCTCGTAATGACTATAGTGTTAAGTTTGTAACTTCTGCTGGGTATGTTAGTGGATTTGGTTCTAATTCTGCCGTTCCAGCAGCTTTGCAGGGAGCAACATCTACATTAGTCCAAGGTAATTATGGAACTTTGTATTTAACTAATACAGGACATGTAAGCTCCGTTCCATTTGGAGTAACCACTGATCTATCAGCAGTAAGTGCAGTGCCTGTAGAATTACAAGGAAGTTGTGTTGCAATATCTTATTATGATTCAGATATATCTAGATGTGCTGCGGCAGGAATAAGATCTGATGGTAAACCCTTCCTTTGGGGTAATTGGAGATATCAAAATTATATACCTCCTACATTAAGTTCTGTTTCTTCTATTGTAGTAGGTTTAGCTCTCGGAGTTGCATTAAAAACAAATGGGTATGTGTCATCTTGGAATAACCTTAGTCTTACTGTGGGTGACACAACTCCAAATTCAATAGCTACTATGCAAGGTAGTTTTGTAGATATTTCTGTATACAAACAAGTTATTTATGCATTAAAATCAGATGGTACAATTGTTAAATGGGGAGCTGGGTTATCAGATCCAATCCATACAATTCCAAATATTCCAATTTATGCAGGTAACCTATCATCTGTTAAAGATGTAGCTACTGGAGCTTTCCATACTTTAGTATTAAAAACAGACGGTACTGTTTCCGCATACGGAAGAAATATAGAAGGCCAATGTAATGTACCTAGTTATATTCAAGGGATAACAGAAAAAATATTTGCTGCTGAAAACAATAGCTATGCCATTTTAAATGATGGTAGAGGGGTTGCATGGGGATACACTACCCCCACTTTAACTGACCCTTATGGGCTACTTACTATTCCAAATGATGATTCAGGAAGTAGAAAGTTCTATGATTTTGCTATAAATTTTGAGAATGCGGTAGGACTTTATAGTTCATCTGTGCCTTATTATACTACTATAACAACTACGGAAGAAGCAAGTAATTCTTTTTACAATAGTGAAAACTTTAGACAAAATACAAATTTAATACCTTTTAAAGATACTATAGTAAATAAAATAAATGTTTTGAATCAAACTATAGATGTTATTCCATCTACGGTTGGAGCTTTACTAGACGGAGCATATCCTCCATCTGGTGGCATAAATGTAAGAATCGTGAGTGGATTTGAGCCTTATACTACTGTCGTAAGTGCCAATGTTTCTGGTAATTTTAATACCGTAGGGTCTATGGATTTTAGAGGTTATGTAAATGTTACTAGTGGTACGAACCCATTAAATGGGCTAGTTACATCATCTGTAAATGTTTCTTCTAATGGAGAATTAATTTACATTGTAACGATTGCATCCGGCGACTGTACCTTGGCTAATCTATATGGAGGGATCACTCAATTAGGTTTGTGGTCATATGATTTAAATAAAAATATAGAACTAGGGTATAATCCACCATACGCATTCCGAAGATACCCGGAAGAAACCGGAACTTACTTGAACCCCCTAAGATATAAATTATTTGCTAAAAAAGTATTTAATGAGAATATATTAAAAATTAAGGATAACGGAACCACCGCAGGACTAAAAAATCATGAAAATTTAACTGTTCGGTGGAGATTGTATTTTGCATAATATTGAAATAACAAATATATACTATTAGTATGGTAAACCAAGACACATATAACCCAAAAGGTCATCTAGAAATTATAAAAATCTGGAATGATGGCAAAGAAGAAATCCTATTCTCTGAGAAAAATACTATTGTATCGGGTATGGGAGTAGGACTATCTTTTATGTTTGCTGCCTCTGGGCAAAGATCCATAAAAGATTTTCAAATTGGAAGATTTCAAGTAGGTACAAGTAGCCATTCTGTATATGGGGCCTCTACAGTACAACTAGCATCAGCTTTAAGCGTAGCTCAGTATGGAACAAATCCAGATTTAACTATCTCTAGCTTGGATCAAATAGTAAACGGAGTAAAGCAAACATCCAAAGCGTTTGCATTAATTCCGTTTAACTTAATTAGACGAGTAGATAAAACATCCGTGCAGTTTGGATTATTGTTAGGCCCTAATACTGCAAACTTATCTTCCCCATTGAAAGAAATTGGGTTATTTATGAATAACCCCTTTGGGTACTCACCTACACCAGCTCCAATATTGGTTGCGTATAAAACATTCTCTTCTGTACAAAAGACAGATCAGTTTTCTCTATTATTTAAATGGACAATTTCATTCTGAGGTAATACATGGCATTTATTCCCACCGATCTTTATTTAACTAGTGGCTCTGTAGGAGTATTTAATTCATGGACTCCTTCAGTAACTAAATTTAATACATCTACTTTCTATAACTGGGAGCAGGATAATGAACCTTTATACGATTTAGATGAGCGCACCGAATTTTTATGGGAACGACTTGGATATCCTGTACAAGACGGCGCATCTAGTATCACAGGTAAGGTTTTTGTAGTATCAGCAGATGCTTCTTTTGCAGTGGGGTCTGATTCTAGTGGAATAATATTTAGAGATTTGAGTAGTGTAATAAGTATATTACCAAATCCGATTACTTATCCAATAATTATTGAAGTAGCATCGTTCGGAGATTTAGGCACTTTACATCTTAAAAATATAAAGATAGATGAGTCCTGTCAAGGGGCTGGATTAGAAATAGTAAATAGAAACTTTGGTAGAACACTAACTGCTAGTGGAGCCATTTTTGATGGTGCGTATGTAAGTTCCACTGACTTGTACAATACATTTGTAAACACAAAATCTATAAGAACAAATACTTTAGTAGCAAGTGCCGTAGCTGATACTCGTTGGGAAATAAATAGAGCTTTTATTAGCCCACTAGGCATGGGGAATACTGGATATGGATTGGGTGATGTCTATTTAAGTTTTAATACTGCTCCACTACTTACGACCAATAAAATATCAGTAGCTTCTTATACAAACACACAAGATAATACAATAAACACAAATGACTTTACTGAAGTTAGTTCTTACAGTGGTCAAGTTTATTCGAACACAGCTACTAATGCAACCTTTAATAATGGTGTAAAGTGTTTCGCATCTGTATATGGTAACTATTTAACTAAAGTAAAAATAGAGAATTGTGGCGGTCCAATATACCTCAGAAATTTCTGTGTTGACGGAGCAAAAAATACTTATGGAGGTTCGTTAGATCATTCCACAGAATCAGGTTTTGAAATTATAAATTCTAATGTATATTTAGAAAACTGTTTTGCTTTAAGATGCAAAAAAGAAGGATTTAATTTCTCAAACTCCGATATTAAAATTAGAAGGGGTATATTTGGATTACGAAACTACCCATTAACTGCATATAACTCTAGAGATACAAGTAAGCTCGGCATAGGTTTACTAGCAGTTAATTCTAAAATCTCTATAGAATCACAGCAAACGCCCGTCTTGGTTTCTGGTATAGATATTCCAGTTATTTTTGGATACAATGATATAGGAATAAAATTAATAAATTCATACTTAAATGGTGGTGATGGTAAAAAGAGTAGTGGTACTCTTGATGCTGAAACCGGAGTTGGCATGCTCACGGTTATTAATAATACTAATCACGGTATGATTTTAGACAATTCTGTTTATGAGTATGAAGGAGTTACTAACTCTTTACAAAATTATAATGGAATTCAGATGTCCAATTCTACTGCAAAATTCCCAATATTGAATGTTGCATACTCACAGAATATTGGATTAAATGCTATAAACAGTAAGATAGTACAAAATGATAAACTTATAAAGATAACTAATTCAGGTTCTTTTAGTGATAATGGTTTTGATATAGAGCAAGTTTACTTTGGAACTAATGGACAACATTTAGTTTTAAACAACTCTATATTTACTTATACCAAAGCTACTGACATGCCTTCTAAGTTTGGAACTTCTTTATTCCACAGTTCCTTTGGTTACACAGCTAAAGGAGATACTGTAACACAAAAACCATCTATAGAAGTTATAAATAACTCTTACGCAGATTTTGTAAATGCAAAAGTACAAGTGCTTATGGATTCTGTAAGCCCATATGATTCAGATTCTTTTAATGTTGGAGACGGTATTTTTGGTGCTTGCATAAAAGTAGATAGCAATTCTAAAGCTAAATTTGCTGCTTGTGTTACAGGACCCACAATTCTTTTAGGCCCTAGAGGATCTAGCACTAATGTAGCTGTAGCATATGCGAATCAAAATTCTGAAATAGAATTTAATGGAAATACCTTAATTGCACAAGGTGGTGTAGATGTCCTAGTAGACAACGGATCTACAGTAAGATTTAATCCACACAAAACGGAATCAGGTTCTTTAGATGTCAGTTCTTGGACTTTATCTAACGGTAATAACCATACTAAAGTTGAATTACTATCAACTAGATCTTGCTTAGTTGCGGATAATAATTCTAACATATTGATGGAACACTTAGGTGATATCCACTCATTCTGGCCTGCATCTCAAACTAGTAGCATAGATTACAATCAGAATAATTCATTGAATGTTTCAGCTTATAGTGCTAGTGGATATTTACAGTTTTACCCAAATGGGCAAGATTTTGTAGCTGTAGATTTACAAGCCACTAATGCAAGATCCATAGCTAGTCCAGATATCGACACTCCAAATAATAGAGTTTACGCTTCTGGAAGCAGAGAATATTTCCTTGTAAATTATAAATCAGCAACAGCATCTTCTGATATTGCTAATTATTCTACTGGAGGTATGTGTCTTAGAGCTTTACATGGTAGCAAAGTTAAAGTATTTAATGTAAACTTCCCTGCTGGTTGGGCAAATTGTACTGGACAAATTTATGATGTTTCATCTTCTTTGGCCTGTGATAAATTAAGAATTTGGAATATCTGTGATAATTCTGAATTAGACGCTGCTTATTGTGCAGTAAGTGGGCTTTATCCCACAGTAGCTAACTATAAAGGTCCGAGCGCAGTTTACTTGTCTGGAGCAGGAGTACCTGCTTCTGGAGCACCCGCAGGAACACCAGATACTGGATCTTTAAGTGTATTGGATTGGTATGGTGCTTCTGGTGCTAATACAGGAACAAATTATGGCCCGTTTAGACTTTATTTCTCACCAAGAAGTAGAGCTAAATTCTTAACTACCTTAAATGGTGCAACTTCTGATTCTGGTCAGGTGTATCAGCTACTATCCCAAGGATACAACCCATCTGCATTCTGTAGTGGAGTGTCAACATCATTATCATCAATTTACAGTGATATAGCAACATCGGCATTCTATTATGTATCAACAGTGTTTGATTCCAGTTTTGCAAATAGAGTAAGATTAGACGAATCTGCCGCTAATATATTCTCTAATGCAAAACATAATGCTATTACAAAATCAGGAAGAGTTCCTTTGACTACAATATACAAATCTAACTCTAGTACGACTATAGGATCTCAAGCATATGATGCACCTGCGTATGGACGAGGAAAAGGATTCAAGTCATCAGAAATATTCGATCTAAGGAGAGATAACTAATGTCAAATTATAAAGATAGCCCATATAAGTTTACAGACCCTATTCGATATTTTAAGGAGAATGATCCTTATTATTGGGAAATTGATAACATCCCACTAAAGCAGTTACAGGAAAATGTTCTTTGGTTAAAGGATCAAATTAATGTAATACCTGAAGAAGGTGAGGCTGTCGATTTTGGTGTTAGTAGAGCAGACTTTAATGAACTAAAGCCATATGTAGATGGAACTGGATCATTAGTTTATGTAAATCCCGGAAGGTTTTCAGCTAGAATTAATGATGCATATGATAAGACTCCTTTACAAAAGTTAGTTCAATTGACAGGAAATGGTGACTCTGTTAGTGGACTATCCACATTTAGGACTCAATTCCAAAATGATAGTACTACAACAGATTTTGCTGCTTTATTAGTTTCAAGATTAAGAAGTGGAATATCTGCCTCGGCTATGAATTTAAACGGTTTATTTGAAAGAATCACCGTTTGGGATTCTATAATTCAAAATCTACAATCACCTACCCCACAAACTACAACTACTTGGCCCATAGAGGATTTATCTGATTCAGTTAAAAAATTTGTATTAGATTCTGTTTATAGAAATAATCAAACATTAGCTAATGAATTTATAAAACAATTCAGAGGGGTAGCACGAACAGCTATTGTAGATGTTCCAAGTGGATTAAGTATAGATATACCCCCATTTGATAGCAGAGATTTTTTCTATCAAACTGAGGATGGTACAACCCAATACATTGAGGGTGCTACAGTACGAATAGATTTATTATTTGTTTATAGTAAACCAATTGATACGACAGATACTACCATCAATAAGTGGGAAAATAATCAACCCATAAAAATATTATCACCACAACTAGGTTTAATACGGGGTGCTGGTGTTGGTGTAAGATCAGTTCAAAATAATGGTAATACCACTAAGTATCAAAATGCTAAAGATGCTGATGGTAATACTCAAATAATGGCTCAGATAGTAGATTCTTTGATTCCTACAAATGGATTCCAAGGATTAAACATACATGGATCATTCCCAAGCCCTGATGATTTGATGAACTTAGCCCCTTCAATCCAAGAGAAATTAGAGTCCACGGATCCTAGATTAATTGGGCAATCAATACTACCTATAGCATATATTGTAGTAAAGAGTAATGCTGCTGTAACAACAGAGGGTAGCCCGGTATTAACTCCTGCGGATGTAGTGGATATTCGTCCGTTCTTTAGAACAACTGAACTAGCATATAATGAGCGTGCTGGAATCTGTGCTGCTATCCCTAGCCTTTCTTTGGCTAACCCAGTAGTTACAAAATATAATTTAGAAAAGAGTGTTGATGATTTTAGAGCTTACGCAGATTCAACATACATGCGAGCTTCTATTTTTGAATCTGGCAAGGTTTTAGCCGCTGGGTTTATTTACGGTGGTAAAGATTTTGGACCAGAAAAATCATTAGCTCCAACGACAGTGGATGCTGGGTGGGATGTGTCTAAACATGCTCAACAAGGTATTGTCACTGGAGGTTTTTGGAGACATATTGATGTTATACAGTACAACGGTGGAAGACCGGGGGATACATATGTTGGACCCGATATCTCTTTACATGCTGAATATAATGTAGGTCTTCCTTTAGTTTGGAAAAAAGTTATTACTGTAACAGGTATAAATACATCCTTTTCTGACTACACTGTAGATGCACAGTTTTATAATTGTGTTCCAAAAACAGGTGGCGGGATTCAATACGGATATAGCCCACAAGATAAAGAATTTTATAGATTAGATGCTAAACATACAGGATTATATGTTACTAAAATTCCAATTAATTCTACAAATAGTATTAAGTTTGTTATTACTGTAATTGCTACATTAGCTAGGACTGGGGGTGTTATTAATGATAGTACATTAGATAACTTATTCGCTAGTGTAGATAGCAAAGATGCGTCTTTATTCGTGGCTCAAAATTTTATTAATCTGGAAGTAAATCCTACATCAGGAAAAATAAGTAGTACATTATTTGATGTTATTCACCCAACTGTACAATTTAAAGTAACCGGGCTAGGCAGAGACATTTATTATTTCGAAAATTCAGATACCGGGAATGCTGAAATACAATCATATTCTTGATTTAAATGGTTAATCCAATTGATCCCTGTTTTATATTTGAACCCGCAGAAACTCCGGGAACTTCTAATATAATAAATGGTGGAGCAGTAGTAACTCCCGAAGATGATGGTGAAGAGATTGTTATTAGAAGATATCCTACAAGACCTAGATATCCAGAAGTAGAACCACCACAAACAGGAGACGGAGAAGGATCAGGAGAAACTGATTCAGATCCTCCTGTGATAAACCCTGAAGATTATCAATATGAAAATTATCCAGAGAGTGATCTTGGTACTTTAATTTTAGATAATAGATATTTCCCTGTAGTAGAAAATACACCAACTTATACTCCAAAAGCATCTAATTTTCCACAGATAGAAATCCTTGCTCCTGAAATAGATACTTCTATTTTTTCACTAACTGAACAATCTGATTTATCATTGTCAGGAATAAACAATAGTATTACTAATTTACAAGATCAATTTATAAAAAAATCAATTAAAGAAGAATTAAAAAATATTCTTTACGGGTTGTATCTTCCTGACGGGCGTAGGGCAGGTGAAACAGTTATAAATAAAGCCATAAGAGTAAGAACATTAAATAATACTTTAGGTAATGTAAATCAGAGATATGCATTAAATTTAGCTATAAGAGCAGCTATAGCACAAGTAACAACATCCACTCAGGTAGCCAGCGCAATATTAACGGCAACTTATGGAAAAACAATCAAACAAATTATTGAATCTAGAGTTAATAATTTACTAAAATTTAATCAGACAACATCTAATTTAACTGTCATTACTCCTGACATAAACAGAGCAGTAGATAGAGTTGAATCAAAAAAAATATCATTAGATCCCTCCACATATACTACTGAAGAGGTTGATTTACTTAAATTATGGTATATCTTGCCAGAAGATATTTACGCTAAAGTTCCGATAGTTGACTCATCAGGAAATTCCATAAGATTAAAAATACCAAATTCAGAAAAGCTGGCAGTCCTTACCTCTTCTCTTCAGGCTACCTCAGTTAATGTTTTGGAATACGGGTATGATACTTGTGTTATTACAGAATCAGGACATGAGTTAGTTCCTACGGATGATCAATTATCTAGAGCTTATACTATTAATAATAATACTGAGCAAGCCTGTTTGTTTGATGCTCAAGCCAGATATAATGTTACATTGACAGTTAGCTCACCCCTAGCATCTAATTTAGAACTTACTTATGATTTAACCGCTGCACGACCAAGCCAATATGTTTTACTAATTAATAAAGATACAATAGAAGATGTTCCTTTTGACGGATCTCCCTTTGTTAGAAAAACTAAAGCGGAATATACAATACAATCTGATCCAGAGGTAATACAACAAAACATTGAATTTAGGCCATATCCATGGTTGGTTCTTCCTGTAGACCATAATGATCCTATACTGGGTCATTTTAGTTCTAGTTCTCACTACACAATTCAATTTACTAATTTTAGTTTAGAGGAATTTGGGGATGACGCAACAGGTCCTATTTTAGTTAGGAAAGTTCCAAAATGTATTATTTTACAGCCCACAGATAGATATGATTTATTATTCTACAGTGGGTATTCTTCTTTAGTTGATTGGAATGTTAGAACTTTAAATTATACTTTAAGCCCTGATCCTAATTACTATAACCCTAAGTTAAAAGATCATTATTTTGCTAGTATAGAATTAGCATATCCGAATATAGACATAACCGGAGATTATACCGAACATGGTATGAGAGCGGTGTTTTCTAGTGCTACCGCAACAGCAGAAAACTTATTTATTTCTGGATCTGAGCCAGAAAGAACTGCACATGGATTTAGAGCCGCTGTAAATATCGCGTCTGCATTAAATAACATCTATTATGTAAATGAAGGTTTGTTATGGACAGATGTTTATAAACGATTGACTTTAAAACAATATTATACCATTAAGATGGGCATTCCAAATTATATGTTGGATAGATTACGATTAGGACACAAGACTAACATAAAACTATTCCATAATAAAAATGATTATTATGGGGTAACTAATAGATTAGGTCAGTTAAAACCCGGAAAAATAGATAATCTTCCTATTTATTTAAATATTTAATATGGCACAAGTGAAAACAGATAATCCATTAGATTTTTCTGGAGGTACTCTTGGAGGGCATTGTCATTCGGGGACTGCTCCGATTGCCAAGACTTCTGGGGTTCAAATTAATGGATTTTATATTCTTACTGTTAATCTTTTAGATGGTTACACTGGTATTGGATGTACAGATCCTCATCCTAGGCTATGTTCACCCGGTATAATGCCTATGAATGTTTTTATCAATGGATACCCTGTTTTTACATCTGAAGACTTCGTACAGTGCCAAGAATTAGCTGGACCCGGGTTGTATCCAGTATTTATAAATTAAAAAAATAAAAAATCTGTGAAATAACCTTTTTTGAGTATAAATAACAATAGGGATAGATTCCCACAAAGGATTTAAAATTATGAAGCACTTAAATATATCAGATGACGCAATGAAAATTATTCTCGAAAACTCAGCTTGGGCTGATTTTGGTCTAAAGGTT